AGTTAGCAGCACTCAAAGATTCTAGACGTAATTGGGAAAACACTTGGCAAGAAATAGGAGATCTTGTTTCTCCTAATCGAAGTGATTTCCTTACGCTTAGAACACAAGGAGAAAAACGTAGAGAAAAGATTTTTGAATCTACACCTTTACGTGCTCTGACTAGATTCTCTTCAGGTATGCACAATCTATTAACTCCCAGCACACAAAGCTGGTTTGAGTTGAAGATGCGTAATGGTGCATTAAACGAAGAACGTGACGTTAAGTTGTGGCTGGAAGAAACAACCAGAATCCTGATACAGACCTTTAATAGACCGCATAACAACTTTCATCCCTCAATGCATGAATATCTTCTTGATTTAGGAGCATTTGGCACAGGGATTATGCATGTCAGAGATATTCCAGGCGAAGGACCATACTTTGCTAGTTATCCGCTTTATAACTGCTATCTAGCTAAGAATGATATGGGTCGTGTAGATACGATCTATCGAGTTTATGAACATACTGCAAAAGAAGTATTAGAAGCATTTGGCGAAGAAAAACTGCCTGATAAAGTTAAGAAAGCACTAGAAGCAGGAAAGTATTACGACAAGTTTGAATGCGTTCATGTAGTCAAACCTGTATCTACCTTTAAAGATGCTCCTATCAAACGATTTCCGTTTGTCAGTATCTACTTTATGCCTACTGCTAAAACCATTCTTAACGTAGGTGGTTTTGATTCATTTCCATTTGTATGCAGTCGTTGGGAAAGAAACAGTCAGGAAACTTATGGAAGAGGTCCAGGTGCTGAAGCATTAGCAGATATTAAGATGCTTAATGAGATGGAAAAAACTTATCTCAAAGCATTACAAAAAATGGTAGATCCGCCACTTATGATTCCTGATGACGGATTTTTAAATCCTGTTAGAACAACACCTGGAGGAATTAACTACTATCGATCTGGTTTAGGTAAAGACGAAAGAATCTTTCCAATGCCAACTCCAGGCCGTGTAGATATTGCAGAAATGAAGATGTCACAAGTTAGACAAAACATCGAAAAGGCATTTTATCTAGACATGATGGAATTACCAGGACCAGTAGCAAACGATGGTGATGTTCTTAGATTTACCGCTACAGAGGTTCAAGCAAGGCAAAGGGATCGCTTGCAAATTGTTGGACCTCTAGTAGCACGACAAGAAATAGAAATGTTGGGTCCTATGATTGAGCGTACTACGCAAATCCTATTGACCAACAACATGCTTCCAATGCCTCCAGATATCATAATGGAGCAAGAAGAGTTTAACATTGAGTACCGAAATCCAGTCTCTGTTGCAATGCGGGGCTATGAACTAAACAGTATTTCTCAACTGATTCAGTTCTTAACTCCTATAGCCCAAATCGACCCAACCATTCTGCAGAGGCTGGATACTTCACAAATTGTAAAGCTAGGATCAGATATTCTTAGAACACCACCAAGTGTTGTGAAAGATGAAGCTCAGTTCCAACAAGAACAACAACAGCAACAAGAACAATCAGCATTATTGCAGACTCTACAACAAGCACAGATTTCAGCAAACATTGATCAAACTACTTCTGCAGCAGAAAAGAATCGAGCAATGGCTGCAGATCAGTTAGCTAACTAATGTTCGAAAAAGATAGAAAACGTAGGGCAACCTACAAAGAAGTATTCTCAACCGAACCAGGAAGAGAAGTACTGGAAGACTTGATGAAAAATAACTTTCTCTGGACTTCCACACAAACCAGTGATTCGCATGAAACTGCATATAACGAAGGACGAAGATCAGTCATTCTCGCAATCCTGAATTATGTTTCTTTAGATGCGGATCGAATACAAACCATGATGAAACAGAATTATGACCGAAGCATCGATGACAACTTCTGAAGCAGCACCAAGCCCAGATGCTGGTTCTTCAGAAGCCATTGGCGGTAGTCTGTTAAGTTCAGATCAGCCAATACAACAACAACCAACTTTATCGTTTGATCCTACTGGATTACCAGATGGATTAAACCAAGAACCATCATTACAGACTTTTGATAGTGTAGACAAACTTGCTAAGTCCTACGTCAATCTAGTCAAAAAAATGGGTGTTCCTGCAGAACAGCTTCTACGTTTACCACAAAACGGTGAATCGTATGATGATGTTTATAATGCTTTAGGAAGACCAGAAAACCATGATGGTTATGAATTAGGTGATTATTCACCAGAAGATACAGCAAACTACCGAGAGATTGCTCATCAATTAGGTTTAAACAATGACCAAGCATCTGCACTCTATGATATTTATCAACAGGATGTTGAGCATAGAATGCAAGAAGAAGATGCAGAGTTTGAGCAGTTTGAAGTAGAGAATCTGCAGGAGCTACAACAAGAATGGGGTGATCGTTTTAACCACAATCTTGAAATGGCACGCAGAGCATTTATGAATTTTGCTACTCCTGAAGCGGTAAAAGTCTTGGAAGAAACTGGTATGGGAAACCATCCAGAACTATTGAAAGTATTTGCCAAAATAGGAGAAGTATTAGCTGAAGATTCAGTACTGCCAGGAACCAATAACGCAGTTCTTGGTGGAATGAATCCAGCTTCAGCCCAAACACAAATCAACGAATTGATGAGTGATGTAGAGTTTAGGAAAGCCTATCAAGACGGATACCATCCTGGTCATAAGGATGCCGTTGAGAAGATGACTAAGCTTTACAGCTACTTGGGTTGAGTTAGTCCAGACAAGGTTTTTAGACCCCTGGCAATTAAATTTGTCAGCGGACCCCATGTGGACAATCCGCAAATGTGCGTTTTTTTATTCACGTATTGCGGAGACTTTATATGTCCACTCAAATCAGTACGGCATTCGTCAAACAATTCGATGCCAATGTACAGCTTCTCGTTCAACAGATGGGAAGTCGTACTCGCAATGCAGTTACACTTGAATCAGGTAAGGTCGGTGAAGAAGTCTTCATGGATCGAATTGATTCTGTAGCTGCTCAAAAGGTTACTAGCAGACATGCTGATAGCCCATTAATCAGTACACCACATGATAGACGTAGGGTAACACCTGTCGATTTTGATTGGGGTGACATGATTGATAATCCGGATAAACTCAGGCTTTTAATTGATCCTGCATCTGCTTATTCTCAAAATGCTGCTATGGCAATGGGAAGAGCAATGGATGAACAGGTCATTGAAGCTTTAACTGGTACTGCTTTTGGATCAACTGGTGATTCTGCAACCTCTGGAAGTGCTTCCAGTTCGTCAATTGCTTTTGATGATACTAATCAAAAAATTGCAATTAACGACACTACTTTTGAAGTAGATGGTGGATCAGGAGATCAAGGTCTGACTGTAGGTAAACTCATTCATGCAAGGAAGATCCTTGGAGCAAATGAAGCCGATGATTACGATGTCAATGGCAACAGCAACCTTTTTCTTTTAGTTGATGCAGAACAACTTGGTAAGTTGCTCACTTCAACTAAAGTTAATAGCGCAGACTTTAACGAAGTACGTGCTTTGGTCGCTGGTGATTTGAATCAGTTCATGGGTTTTAACATCATCAGAACAGAACTCATTCCTAAGAAAGGTGGGACTCATCCAGCGTATGATCCTACTGCACAGGAAGGATCAAGTGCTGATCCAACATTCTGCATGGCTTTTCATCGCAGAGGCATTGGCCTTTGTGTATGGGAGGACATTGTAGCCAGGATCTCAGAACGACCCGACAAACGATTTAGCCAATACATCTATTATAGGATGACTGTTGGTGCTACTCGTTTGGAAGAAAAACGTGTCGTTAAGATTTCTTGTAAACAAGGTTAATAAGAAAGGAGATCTGATATGGCAACTACATACGGTAACAACAAACGTAAAAGCGTAGCTTCAGTCACTAATCCTACAGAAATGGTTGATGTAGCAGAAAGTGGTGGAAGAATGCGTGTCATGTATGACACATACGAAGCAGATGGTAATACTTCTACTGACAACACAGGTGCTAATGGCACTATTGTTGTTATTGGGACATTGCCTAAAGGTGCAAGAGTCTGGAACATCATCCTTCAAGCTGATGCTCTTGGTTCTAGTGTTACTTTAAGTGCTGGATATGCTGCTCATACAAACTCGTCTACTGGAGCATCAGTTTCAGCAGATTTAGTAGCGTTTATTGCTGCAACAGCAATGAATACTGCTAAAAAAGTTCTAAGCATGTCTTGGGGCTACAATGAAGCTGCATCTGATTCTATAGACAATTTAGGCTTTGAATGTGTTGATAACGCAGGAACAGACATCGTTGTTGATATTGATGCTGCTCATGCTACAGGCACGATTAAGTCTGTAATTTTCTATACTTTAGACTGACGTAAAGGAGAAGGATGGCAACCGCAATTCAGATATCGAATATTGCGTTAAACAATATTGGTGATGGAACAATTACAGACTTCGATGATGCAAATGCACGAGCAAGAGCATGTAAGTTAAGATTTGAAGATGTAAGGGATGCTGTCCTTCGTTCTCATCCTTGGAATTGTATGACAAGGAGGAAAGAACTTAGTAAAAGCACAGAAACTCCAGTATTTGAGTTTGACTATGCTTATATCATTGACAATACCGACATACTAAGAGTTTTATCTTTGTATGAAAGTGATCAATATGATTATCCATTTAAAGTAGAAGGAGGTTTTTTACTGACTAATGCAACGTCTGCTAAAATCAAATACATTAAACGTCCCACAAGTAGAGATGATACTTTAGACTTTGATGCACAACTGGTTCAAGCAATAGCAATGTCATTAGCATCAGAAATCGCAATGGATCTCACAGGACAGGCACAAATTAGAGATTTAATGTTAGGTAAATACCAAGCTGTTCTTAGTGAGGCACGATCTATAGATTCACAAGTAGGTACTCCACAAGTGATTGAGGCAAACGAGTGGATTGATTCTAGACAAAGATCCTATTCAGGTAACTTTAAACCCTTTTCGGCATCTACTTCTGCTGGTGTATAAATGAGAGTAACGCAAACTCAGACCAACTTTTGGGGTGGTCAGATTGCAACACAATCTCAAGGTTATGCAGATGATGAACTGTATAAAGCATCTTCTGCAGAGATAACCAACTTTGTTGTTACACCAAATGGAGGATTGACAAGAAGGCCAGGAACGAAGTTTGTTGCTAGGTCTAAGCCTAATGCCGTAGCACAAACAAAAAACGGTACAGCAGTCAAATTAGTCCCATTTACGCTAGGTCACAGTAGCACACAAAACTTTGTTTTAGAGTTTGGTCATTATCAATCAGAAGTCACAATAACTTCTGTGACACATGGAAGTGATCTTTTTACTGTATCAGGAGGTCATGGATTATCTAGTTACGATGTTATTCAGCTAGAAACATCTGCAGACGATTTACCTGATGGTGTAAGTGCAAATGTTGATTATCACGTTTTAAAAATTAGTGATACAACTTTCAAAGTTTGTTTAAATGCAGCAAATGTCGCATCAACAACTGTTGTTGCATTAAGTGACAATGGATCTGGTACACACAAAATAAGCTCGAGAGGATATTGCCGATTCTACAAAGATGGAGCACAAGTATTACTATCTTCAAAACCTTTTGAGCTAACAACTCCATACGATACTGCAGACAAAATAAATAAACTTAACTTTGCTCAGTCTGCAGCATTTATATTTCTTGTAAGTCCAGACGTAAAACCACAGAAACTACAATATACTGCTGATACAACATGGGCATTATCTGATATAGACTTTTTTGATGGACCTTATTTTGGAACACAAGAAGAAACAGATGGAGATGCCTCAACTAGAACAATAGCAATACAAGGAACTACATCAACATTACCATCTGCAGCAGGAGAACTTGGTTTTGTTGGTGTTTGTGATAATGGGTATTATTGGGATGAACCACCAGGATCTTCATCAGGAGATCCACCTCCAGGACAAACAAATTTACAGGATTTTTCTTTTCTCCAAAGCAAAAACCATGGATTGCAAGATGGAATAAAAATTCAAGTTTCTGGAACTAGCCAAACAACTTATCACCCTAAAGACCAAGATTATTACGCAACTCAATGTACTGCTAATACTTTTAAACTTACAGAATCTGTTGGTGGTGCAGTTGTAGACTTTGGCATAAAATCAAAACCTACTGTAAAAGCATACTTTTATAGAAAAAATAGCACAATTACATTACGGCAATCAGGATCTGGAATATGGACTAATACTGAAACAGATGCAGGACGTTTATTTAGACTAAATACATTAGGCAACGATCAGATTTATTGGGGTCATGTAGAAATACAATCCATAACCTCTAATGATGCTACATGTACTGTTAAAACCGATATTCCAGAAGCATACACAACAGGCCTCAAAGATTGGAAATTAGGTCAATGGTATACAAGCAACTATCCACACCATGTAACGCTGTTTCAGCAACGTCTTGTATTTGCTAGAGTCGATCATAGTCCACAAACCATATTCTTTTCACAGACAGGAGACTTTTTTAACTTTGCTGCATCTGAATCATTAGGTTCTGCAACTGGTCAAACTACGGCATCTGGAGCATCTATTATTGGTGAACAGATCCTTGCAAGTAATGCAATGACGTTTACTTTTGATTCAGGAACAGTAGATGAGATTCAGTTTCTTATTGCACAAGAAAAACTTCTTGCAGGAACCACAGGTGGTATTTACACAGTCTATGGATCTGAACAAGATCTAACTATCACACCTATTAACTTCACTATAAAAAGAGAAGGTACTCAGCCTGCAGAAGAAAACTCTAATGCAGTCGCTACAGATGAAAATGTTATCTATATCCAAGGTACTGGTAAACGTGTTCGATTAGTCAACTTTGGTGATGTTAATGCAGCCTCTAAATCTTTTGACATGACTATAAGAGCTAACGACATATTAGATGGTCAAGGTAAACAAGTTGTTGCAACACAGATACCTAATTTTGTAAATTGGATACGTGATGGTAATGGCAAACTTGTTTGCGTTACTTATATACCACAGAATAATGTAGTTGCTTGGCATACACACTCTATAGGTGGGTCATATACTTATTCTGATGCATCTACAAAAGCTGATCCTACAGGACATCTTACAGATGATCAAAGTCATGCAGTAATTTTAGATATGGCTACAATTCCTGCAGATAACAGAGATCAGCTTTGGCTTTTAGTAAGAAGAGTTGTTGGCACAAACATTATTGAAACCAT